CTCGTGACTGTAAATTAAACCACCATATTAATCGCCTGGTGGCGCTTGTAGCATGCACACTAACCGTAATCTTTGTTGTACAACATCGTGGCACACCGGGAAGTGACCAATTCCCCGATGCGCGATTGTTCAATAAGATCTGCTAAGCTTTGCAGCTCAGCCTCAGTTACTCGATAGCGTGCTGCTACCTCTTGCGTAGGAATAACGACATCAATGAAACCATTGGATTTCGATCGGATGTCGGACAGATAATTGGCATACACAACACCTGTCATTTCTGTTTTGCAAGATTTCGGGATAATTTTACTCTGAAACGCACGATTTATTATGTGGTTGCCCCAGCCAATTCGACTCTCTGCAACTTCACTAACAAACGTTTGTGCTCTCTTGTTAATATCACCCCGTCCGGGTAAATCTCCCTTAAACAAGCCATGACCTCGTAACATGACTCCGACGCCCATATAGGGCACCATCACTCCATCAACTTTTGCTGGGGAATGTTTAAGGAACTGCAAATCGTGATAGGTTTCACAGATTTGGACCTTTACCAAATAGCCAACCATCTCGGCGGCTTCAACATACAACCTCATGAACTCTTCTTTAGTTACTAATCCTGGATCTGGACACAGTAATTGCAAACTAAAACCTATAAAGATATTCGCCAGGTTGTTTGTTGTTGTAGTACCTGCAAATCCGGAATACATGCGACGGCATAGCTCATTAAATTTGTACAAGACACTACCTTTACCTAAAGGGTTCTTGAATTTAAGTGCTTTACCCAAATACGAATAAGCTCGATGAACTGAATCGTAATGCGCATTTTCTCGACCATTTGTTTTGGTCAAAAATTCTTCCATAAGCTGCAGAATAGCTGTGTAATGAGAACCATCACACTGCTTTATGTCTCCGTTAAAGTAAATTACGCCATCTGAACAATTCGCTGACACACACGAATCATCAGAAAAATAGACGTAATACGCTTTTCCTAGGGCACCAGGTTGAACTAATTTCTCGAACACGGAACTAAGTTTTAATAAACTTGGCTCTTCTACAAATTCGAAATCATAATTCTTATGCGTGTAAACACCTGCCATAGCTGATTTGATACTAGAAAAATGCGCTGCAGTTGCGTTTGTACGCGCAGCACCCAAATCTCCAATACCTCTCTTTTTGCCAGGTTCCAATAACTCGCCTTTCTTGGGTTTAAAACCAACTGGCTTGTTATCATCAACAAACATATTACCGTCAACCAGCGCTTGCTGATTAACATTCATTCGGAATAACCGCTTTGCATTCGGTTTAAACAACCATTCTGGATGTTCATCATCGAACGTTTTACGATCAATCCGGCCCTCAAACCATTGTTTATATTTATGAATGCTCGCACGTAAACGGCGACCAACTCTAGCTTGATTATAACGTAAATAATCTGAGAACCCAGGTCTATCTGGTGCTCTCAAAGCTATTAATCTAGAAACGGTGGCCCTACACTCGAGGGATCCCGATCCAGACCATGCATACGGTAAATTAAAACATGGACCAATAAACGAAATGTATTCTTTGTCATAATCAAACTGATGAGAGACGAAATTTGGTGTGTAATCATCGTTGTAATAGCCCCCACCTGCCATTATCTTACGCTTACACTTTAATAACCAATCTTCATCGAATACACTCTCATCAGCTTGCTTGGGAGTAAAAACAAAACCACCAGTGAGTTTAGTCAATTGCTGACTAAACACTCCCTCACACGGGTGGTTATCAATTACTCACGCGAATTTCTTGATTGGCACCGATGTGGTGCCATCAAGAGATTCGAATAAGTAACTGCGCGTTAGAGTTAATCGCATAGCGACATAATGGACTGTCTGGGTCAACACTTCATGTGTGACAACATCAGACAAATCCAACTCTAACTTCAAACGTTCTGCATCAAACAGTAATCGTGTGATAACGCCGCGATTGCGGCCATCAGCACTAACGTTTGCCGATAACAATTTTTCTGCCAACTCCCTACATATATTAAGTTCTTGAACATACCTAGCACCCAGCTTAACGCTGCGTGCTTGGCAATCAGAATTCTCCTTAACGTATGTTGGTGTGTCAAATTCAAGATTTGTAGTGCTTGTATCACGTTCCAGTGAGAACCATAATGAACAACACAAGACAAAAATGCTGAGAGCGAACGATTGGTGCGTGTAAAACGCAACAACAATGAATCCACTCATCAATAATTTGTTGGAACGTGAATATGCTACGAATTCACGCAGCGAATCACGAATAAATCTCAAACTCAATTCTTTCCGCACGCTTAACATGAAGCGGCGGCACACAGGCAAACGAAATATACTCCAAACAAACAAAGCTTGTTTGAAGTTCATCATCAAGTACAAAAATAAATAACGGTAATAAACCATAATAAAAATCGGCACTTGAAACCATATATCGGAGCGCAAAACCAGAGCGTGCACCTCTCCAACCCAGCGATAGTTGAATTGTATGTCAACCGAAGTGACTTGGTGCACACGAATAGGATCGTATTCCTTAACGAAATATTCCAATAAATAGAACATAAACACAATCTTTGACCAATCTATGACAAGACTGGTGAGTTCTGTGTCCATTAGGGTATACCCTCGATCAAACGTGGGGCAATAAACCTTCTCTAATGGAGCAGCCACTGCTGCTTCTAAGGGATCTTGTGGGTCATCGCCCTCATGATCAATCTCTGGTTCTTCTTCGTGAGGTAATCCAATAACTGGATTCTCGGCTTCCGGCACCGGGACCTCAACTGGACGACACAACTGTGGATGCGCAAAAGCGCATTGGTCTCCACGGTTACATCTGCCAAACAAATGAAACTGGCACGGCACATCGGATCGTGCGTGCGGGAATCTACACTGGTCACGCTTGCAACCAGTGGCTGAGAAGAAATCTCCACATGGGCGCAAGGGTTTCTTCCCCTTGACGCCAGAATTACTGGAATGCCGATGTGACTCAGCAGATTTCTTGTCTCTCTTATGTTGTGCGTTAATCTTAGCGCCTTCTGAACTGACAGCGGAGATCATATCATCACCTTCAGTCACCTCTCCGTGACTGCCGTTCAGTTGCGACACACAACAACTCCTCTTTTTGGGTTCGGAAAAACTCGACAAACCACGTTTCAAATCACCCAAAGATTGGGTGGCGACTAAATCACTTAAATTAGGCTCGCCGCAAAACCTAACTTTCTTGACGCTAGCAGCGTTCTCCTTGTGGGAGTGCTCTAGCTTGGCCTGCTCTTCAGCGCAAGGGACTGTTTTCTCACAAAACATGGGCGGGGTCGGGATGGGCTTTCACCTCCAGCGTCGTTAGACTCGTGTAAGATCACGTTTTTCCTGAAAACGTGAAAAAGAAAAGTGTGCAACACTTATCGATATGAACGTCATATTTCGTCAGCTTCACTCGATAAACGTAAACACACTGAACAGATATTGGCCTGTAACCAGTATATTATGCCTAGCCCTTTAGATGCCACCCCTTGCGTGTGGTCACCATTATCTCTTCAGCGGTACCGGGGTGATGGTGAGTACCTGTGTCTTTGCTAATAACCACCTCTCGAAAGACTTAAAATGAGGGGCATTTTGGTTCGCGTAAATTTAAGAACCTAACCTGAGCTGAAAACTCAGACATTGATTATTTAAGTAAATCACTCTATTACAGAGAACTTATAACGAAACTCTCAAATTTCTGGCAGCTTGAACAGCTCGCATTTCTTTTCTAAGAACATCCGCTGCGCTTGCATAAGGAGACGAATTCCTAGATATTTGTAACCTCGATAAAGCAGCCATCATAGCATCAGTTCCAACGGGATCTGAATCAGCAGGTTGGCGCATTCCCTGAGTGTAATCACCTACATATTCGACGTGCATAGCAACTTCGAACTGAAAGGTGTTACCTGGGACGCCTGTAACCATGCATATTGTGCTTGGAAAGGGGTTAAAAATATCTGG